TAACCGTTCGTCCACTCCTGGGGAGACAGATCGAAGTCGGAGTTCAACCAGCCGGGGATATGGTCACCGCCAGCGAGGAAGCCATCACCGTTACCCAGGAGGAACCCGGATGCGATCACTGACTTGTCATTCATGAGCACCGCTGAACTCTGACTCTGGGTAGTGAGTTGGAACTGTGCCGCTGCTGTTTCATCGTCGTTGATGTGCACGGTCGTCCCTCCGCTGTCGCAGTACTGGACAGAGAGGTTGTGAATTCTCAAGACAGTCTCGTTCATCGCATCGACATATGCGCCCAGGTCAATCGAGTTCTCAACGAAGGCGGCACTGTTGCCGAGGTTGATGCTCGCACGAATGAAGAATGAATCCTTCGCCATGACCGAGGCGAGCACGACCCGGTGTATAATCTGCACTGGTTCCACTGTACGCGTACACTGCCCGATCACCGTCTCCTTTCGCTGCCCTGAAGGGGTTCACTAACTGTACTAGTACTAGGGGAACTGCACCAGAGCGAAACGTGAGCGTTTCCACTGGCCACCTGCTGCATTCCCCACCAGGGCACGCTAGACCCCGTCAGGGGCAGCGAAAGAGGTGGCGGGCCACCTTCAGTATTCGCCATCGAGGTAGAACTCGACAACACGACGTGCCAGGTGATGCAATCTGCAGATCGTGCAGTAATCACTCTTGTCCGTGGTGGACTCGACGTGGAACTTCGCACCGCACTGACAGCAGCGGCATTCTTCCCACTGCATCATTTGACCCGCTCCAACCAGAGTTGCCCGAACTGTCCGTCACCCTTGACGACCTTGAACGTGGCTGCATTCTCGCTTGGGTTCTCGACAACGTCGATACCCTGGTGCTCCTGGTTCTCCGCTCCGAGTTCCACCCAGGTCTTTGCGATCTCCGCAAACGAACTTACCAGGCTCCCATGGGTCAGCATCGTTTCCGCTGGTGGCTCCTGGTTGATGACCACGCAGAGTTTCCCGCCGACCGGGATGTTCTTTCCCTTCAGAGCGTACTCGGGTACCGCGTACCCACGCTGCTCAAGTATTCCACCAGGTGCGAACGACAGTTTCACTGGTGATACTGTCATTCCCTCCTTCGCATAGGTCACCGACAGATCACCGGAGAGAGACAGTTGCTCCCAGATCGGTACTCGTTCAGTTTCCGTTTCAGTTTCTGTTTTCTTGGTCAATGTTTCCGTCTCCTTTCGCCCAGACGGGCTAGCATCCTCCCCGGTCCCAACCGAATCACTGGATACTTTCGCAGCCCGTCTGGGGCGAACGATACCCTGTCGTTTCAGTCTATGAAGTACGAGGGTTACTCTGGGGTGTCCTGGGCCTGTTCCTTGATGAGTGAGAGTATCGTCTGCTCGATGCTGGTTCGTGTGGCTCTCAACTTGATGACGTAACCGATCTCCTGGCTCAGCGCGTACCGCACTCCGGTGTCGTTGTCGAAATACCAGCCGTTGATCCACAAGTCCTGGACGAACAGGTGGTCCGGGTCGAGCACGTTCTGATTGTCAACGTTGGATGCGTACGAGCCCCACCAGATCTGTCGGTTGTCTCTGCACGACCTTCCACGAATCCGAGCAGCGCTGCTGAAGTCGGAGATGGCACCGTTCTTCTCCGTGGCGATTACCAGGGCGTTCATGTCGGAGGTCATCATCGTGTTCGAACTATATTCGATACCCAGGAAAACGACCTGCACTTCCTCAACGACCCAGTTGTCCCGCCATGATCCATTCCAAAGCGGTACGCGTACCGGGTCCAGGACATCGAACTGCGTACCGTCGACGAAGGGGAATGCCCCCCGAATCGTGTACACTCGTCCTTTCTTCGCCACGTCATCACTTCCCGTCGAGTCGTGCCTGGCGTCGTGCTCGCTTCGCAGCGCCGCCCTGGACAGTGGCTTTCTTCTTGGTTGCCATCATCGACCCTTCCGCTTCCACTTGATCGGCTTGAGTCCTGCTGCTCGACGTCCTCGATTAATAGCTAGTTGTGTTTTCCTCGTCATCTTCTTCCCTTTCTTTCCTCGCTTCCTGGAAGCGGGCTTCTTCTGCGCCAGGGTGGCACCCTCTGACTCTCGTTCAGAATCAATCAGACGCCGGAGCGCAAGATACTCATCACGGGAAAGAGTGAACCCTTCTTCCATCCGAATCACTCTCACTGTTGCGAGAGTGCCAGGGCCATCGCTACACCCTTGGTCATCTTGGTCACCGTGCACTCAAGGACGATCTGGCAATAGACATCTTCAGTCCACTCGATGGAGGCTTCCCCACCGATGTAGATTGCTTCCGTCCCTACCAGATAACCGTTCGTCCACTCCTGGGGAGACAGATCGAAGTCGGAGTTCAACCAGCCGGGGATATGGTCACCGCCAGCGAGGAAGCCATCACCGTTACCCAGGAGGAACCCGGATGCGATCACTGACTTGTCATTCATGAGCACCGCT